AGTACAAGGACCCCTTCAGCTTTTCTCCCAGCCACAGTCTGGTGCTGTACACCAACCATCTACCCAAGGTCAGCGCATCCGATGACGGCACCTGGCGTCGCCTGATCGTCATTCCCTTCAACGCCAAGATCGAAGGCAACAGCGACATCAAGAACTACGGCGACTACCTCTACCAGAATGCCGGGGAGAGCATTCTCGCTTGGGTCATCGAAGGTGCCAAGAAGGTTATTGACCTGAGCTACAAGTTCCCGGTACCGGCTACCGTACAGAAAGCCATCGATGACTACCGTGCCCAGAATGACTGGTTCGGCAACTTCCTCGACGAGAAGTGCGAGGTGGGTAGTGCCTACCGGGAAAGCTCTAACGCGCTGTACCTGGCATATCGCAACTACTGTACGGAAACCAACGAGTATGTCCGCAGCACTGCTGACTTCTACACAGCTCTGGCGGGTGCCGGTTTTGACCGGGTCAAGGTCAAAAACAAGCGCTTTATCAAGGGTGTGCGACTGAAGCCTGACGATGCCGAGGGCGAGGATTTCCTGAGCTGACAGACTCCTGGGTTAACCTCGATTAAGGTCAAATACAAAAAATTCTCCTATAGGAAAAATTCATAAAAAAAGTCCTAAGAAAAAGTCTTGTAAATGACCTTCCCCGAGGTTAACCCAAACCATAAAAACACCGACAGGAGAAGCCATTATGAGAGAAAAGACCATCGAGCAAAAATTATCCCTGATGGTAAAAAGGCGCGGCGGCATCTGTCCGAAGTTCGTGTCTCCTGGATTTGACGGGGTCCCGGACAGAATCGTACTGTTGCCGGAAGGTCGTATCGCTTTTGTGGAAGTTAAGGCCCCCGGCAAGAAACCCCGCCCTCTCCAGCTGGCAAGGCACGCGCTCCTTCGCCGACTGGGCTTCCAGGTCTATGTCCTGGATGATGAAAAGCAGATTGGAGGAATCCTTGATGAAATATGCGCCGCATGACTATCAGGCTTACGCCATCGACTACATCGAAACACACCCCATCGCCACGGTCTTCCTGGACATGGGTCTGGGTAAGACCAGCATCACCTTGACGGCGATCCGGAACCTGCTGTTTGACAGCTTTGAGGTCTACCGGGTACTGGTCATCGCACCGCTGCGTGTAGCTCGGGACACATGGACAGCTGAAGCAGATAAATGGGATCACCTCCAGGATCTCATCTGCTCCGTGGCGGTAGGCAACGAAGCACAGCGCAGAGCGGCTCTGCTGCGGCCTGCCGATGTGTACATCATCAACCGTGAGAATGTCCAGTGGCTCATTGAGGAAAGCGGCATCAACCTGGATATCGACATGATCGTGATTGACGAGCTGTCCTCTTTCAAGAACCACAACACAAAGCGCTTCCGGTCGTTGCTGAAGATCCGTCCCAAGGTCAGCCGCATCGTAGGCCTTACCGGCACTCCCACCCCCAACGGTTTGATGGATCTATGGGCACAGTTCCGTATCCTGGACAGAGGTGAGCGGCTTGGTCGGTTCATCACCAAGTACCGTGCCGACTATTTCATGCCGGACAAGCGTAATGGCCAGATCATCTACAGCTACAAGCCTCTGCCCTATGCGGAGGAGGCCATCTACCGGAAGATCTCGGACATCACCATCTCCATGAAATCCACCGACCACCTCAAGATGCCGGAGCTGATCAGCAGCGAATACACTGTGCAGCTATCCGACGAGGAGCTGTCCCACTACGAGGAACTGAAACAAGAACTGGTACTTACCCTGAGTAATGGTGAAATCACAGCCGCCAACGCAGCCGCCCTCTCCGGCAAGCTGTCCCAGATGGCCAACGGTGCCATCTATGATGATAACGGTGAAGTAGTCCATATGCACGACCGCAAGCTCGACGCGTTGGAGGACATCATCGAAGCGGCAAACGGCAAGCCGATTCTGGTGGCTTACTGGTTTAAGCATGACCTCACCCGGATCACCGAGCGACTGAAGAAGCTACACATTCCATTTTCTTGCCTGGATGACTCCACCAGCATCCGTAGGTGGAATGCAGGAGAAATCCCTGTTGCCTTGATTCACCCAGCCTCTGCCGGTCATGGTCTGAACCTCCAGTCCGGTGGTTCCACCCTTGTTTGGTTTGGAGTCACCTGGAGTCTGGAACTGTACCAGCAGACGGTAGCCCGTCTATGGCGGCAGGGTCAGACTTCCCAGACGGTTGTGGTTCAGCACATCGTCACAAAGGCCACCATCGACAACCGTATCATGAAAGCCCTCTCCCTAAAGGAGCATACCCAGACGGCATTGATCGATGCCGTGAAAGCGGACTTGAAAATCTGAGACAACCTATGACAATCTGTGCCAATCCGAGGGAACTAACTTATCGGAGGTACAAATATCATGAGAGACATGGACATTTTCCACACCATATCCGGTCAATGCGACCCCAACGCGGGTAAAGCATTAAGTAACTTGATCCGTGAGGAAAATAGGGCTTTGCGACAGAAGGAGAAAAAACTTCAGGATCTCACTGCTTCCAAAAGGCATTTTACTCCCGCCGCCACCGCAGAACCGTACAAGGAGTTGGCGAACGCTATTATTGCTCTGGCCTACAGCGACTATGTTGATGTTCTGCGTACATTGGAAGCAATCCCGGAACCAGCTCCCACCGCAGATGAGAAGACAGTCGCCAAGCATCAGAATCGCATCGATCAGCTGAAGGCTGAAATGGAGGAAATTGAGGAATTCTTCTATTCGCCGCTGTTTGCGTTGGCCTGCGATATCGAGCCGGATTTGCTGGTCAACAAGGCATGGGAGGAAGCATATAAATGACACTTAAGGAATATCTGAACAGCATTTACCGAATGGAGACCTTCATTGTTTCCAAACGGCAGAGGGTTGAAGCTTTCCGCAGTGCTGCAATGAACATCAGCTCCGCACCGTTTTCAGATATGCCTAAAGCTCATGGCAGGACAACATCTCCTATGGCGGATGCCATTTGCAGAGCCATCGATCTGGAAGCGGAGATTAAGCAGGACGAGTATCTGCTTCAGCAAAAGAAAGTGTTCCTTCTGGATCTCATCGCCACCCTGGATGATATCGATATGCAAAGCATAATGATCAAACGGTACATCGAAAAGAAAACCTGGAACACCATCGTTGATGAAACTTTCTTTTCCCGGAGCTGGGTGTATCGTTTGCACCAGCGTGCATTAGATCAGCTGGACAGCACCCTTTCCGGGTATGCAGATGCGCCCTAAAGGAGTAGACCTGAGTAGACCTCAGTAGACTTTTGCGGACATAGTGGTTGTGATATACTGTAAAATGGAAAGATGGATAGAGCCTCGTGGGAGAGATCCCACGGGGCTTTTTCTATGCCCAAGGAGGTGTTTGTAATGGGTTACCGAAAGGTATCTTACCCGGAGCAGATCTGGTACATCCTCCATTACAAACTCCGAGAGTTCTTCAGGAAGGAGGACAAACGTGCCAAGTAGACCCAAGCGACCATGTTCCTACCCCGGATGCGCCAAGCTGACAGACGGACAGTACTGTGAGGATCATGCAGCAGTAGCACGGCGGCAGTACAACAAGTACCAACGCGCTCCGGACATCAACAAGAAGTATGGCCGAGCCTGGAAACGGATTCGTGACCGTCACATCAGTCAGCACCCTCTTTGTGAGCAGTGCGAGAAGGACGGCAAAATTGTTCCTGCAGCAGAGGTTCATCACAAGGTTCCGATCTCACAAGGTGGCACTCACGCAAGAGACAACCTCATGTCCTTGTGTCGTTCCTGTCACAACAAGATCCACCACGAGATTGGTGACCGGTAGGGGGATGTAAATCTCTGGGACCTAAATACCTGGGCAGCGGCCCGGGGCTTCGTGTGCAAAAATGCGAAAGTTTCAGGGGGAATAGGCCCCTGCTTCAAGGAGGTGTGTAAATCATGGGCCAAAGAGGACCCAAACCCGGCAGCGGCGGCAGACCCAAGAAGGCCATCGCGGATAAACTCCAGGACGGGAATCCCGGCGGCAGACCGCTGACTGTTATTGATTTCAAAGACAGCGCGGCTGACTTGGAAGGCCAGGAGATGCCGAAACCCAAGGAGTTCCTTTCCGCAAAGCAGAAGGACGGTTCAACTCTCTGTGCTGCCGAAATCTATGAAAATGTGTGGAATTGGCTGAAAGCCAGAGGTTGTGTCGCTATCGTTTCACCCCAGCTGATTGAGCGCTACGCCATGGCCAGCGCCAGATGGATTCAGTGTGAAGCCATCACCAGTGAACTGGGCTTCCTGGCAAAGCATCCTACTACGGGTGCCGCCATCCAGTCGCCTTATGTTGCGATTGCCAATACCTACATGACCCAGGCCAACCGTCTGTGGTCTGAAATCTTCCAGATCGTCCGTGAAAACTGCATCAGCGAATACGCGGGCAGCAATCCCCAGGACGATGTTATGGAAAGACTGCTTCGTGCAAGGAAAGGATAATGCTTATGTTTGAAAAAGTGAATCCCGCTCATCCCGACAAGGTGGCGGACAGAATTGCTGGGGCCGTGGTGGACATTGCTTACGAAACCCAGATTGACCCTAAAGTTGCCGTTGAGGTACTGATCGGTCATGGTGTATGTCACATCATCGCTGAAACTTCTGCTCAGCTGAACAAGAGAAAGATTGTTGCCGCTGTCCGCCGAATCGCCGGTAATCTGGATGTCAACCTTGTGGTTGTTCCCCAGGATAAACATCTGGCAAAAAACCAGGCTGGTGCCATCCGCTGCGGCGATAATGGCATCTTCAAAGGTGTACCTGTTACTGAAGAACAGCGGAATCTGTCCCAGATCGCCAAGACGATCTACACCATTTACCGCGCAGATGGTAAATACATTGCAGACGGTGATCATTTGGTCATCTGCCAGAGCAACGCTCGATCCGATGAACTTCGTACCGCATTCCCCAATGCAGTTATCAATCCCCTGGGCGACTGGACTGGCGGCACGGATGTGGATACCGGCGCAACCAACCGGAAGCTGGGCAGCGATATGGCTGACTCCGTCACCGGCGGTGGTCTGCACGGCAAGGATCTGAGCAAGGCC